AATTTCTGCACAAGCTGCTGTTATTTATAATAGTTCAACTGTATCTGGTTTGACTACAAACGCATCAGTATGCGTTCTTGATTTTGGTGCTGTTAAATCTTCAACTGCTGGTACGTTTACAATTACGTTTCCTGCTGCTGAAGCAACTGCTGCAATTTTAAGAATAGCATAGGAGATAAAACATGGCCTCTATCCAAGGATGGGGCCGANAAACTTGGAACAGTGGTGCCTGGTCNGAACAAGCACCTGTATCTGTTACAGGTAATGGCCTCACGTCATCTCTAGGTACTGAGACAGTTACCACTGACCAAAACATTTCAGTAACAGGTATAGGACTTACCTCTACGGCAGGAACTGCTATTGGTACAGGTATAGCTCAAGTCAACCCTACTGGAATTGCACTTACTGCATCATTAGGTGAGGAGTCTCTTTCAACAGATCAAAACATTTCTGTAACAGGATTAGGCACAACTTTATCTGTAGGTAATGAATCAACAACCGTTACAAAAACTACAGGTTGGAACCGTGACACCGATATTAATACAGGCAGCTCTATTGGTTGGAGTGAACAACAATGGGGTGCTGTTGGTCTTTCACAAGCTTTAACAGGCCAAGCTTTAACTGCATCTTTAGGTGATGAGTCACCCGCAACAGATCAAAACATTTCAGTTACTGGATTAGGTACTACATCTGCTATAGGCACATTCTCAATATCAGGTGATGGACAAACAACTATCGTAGCTGGATCTGAAACAGCTATGCAGTCATCTGTTGGCACAGCGGAGGCAGATCCAGAATTTGTTGTATTCCCAAGTGGTAATTCTTTAACCTCAGCCGTGGGGACGGCAGGAACATCTGTATTCGTTACAGGTGTTGGAATGACTGCTAGCCTTGGTGAAGAAACTCAAGAAACAAGTTATGAAGCACCAAGCGTGTCGGCTACTTCAAGTGTTGGCACACTTAATATTCGTACAGATGTAAGCTTTACAATAACAGGTAATTCTGTTACAAGTGCAACTGGTACTTTACAAGGGACCTTCTGGTCACAAGTAGATGACTCGAACAGCGATATAAGTTGGACTGAAGTTCATAAAGCTGCATAAAAGTTTTGACAAACTTTAAAATAATCATTAAATTTTAAATTAGGAGATTAAATGAGTTCAACATTTTCGACAGGTCTAAGAATAGAGCTACAAACTACTGGAGAAAATTCAGGAACTTGGGGTACAATTACTAATAATAATTTCTCTCAAGTATTTGAATTTTCAATCGCTGGTGTTTATGCAAAAACTCTTTCTGGAACAGGACCTACAACTTTAACAAATGCTGATGGACCTCAAACTCAAGCTAATAATGAAGCAAGACAAAATCAAATTATTTTTTCTGGAACAATTTCAACAACACACATAGTACAGTTTCCAGCTACACAAAAAACTTACGGACTTTATAACAATATTGCAGGTGGCGCAGATGTAACTGCAAGATTAGGCGCTTCTGGTAACACATTAACAATTACAAATGGCAAATACAGATTAGTTTCTACCGATGGTACTAACTGGTATGATATATTTACACTCGCTGGTTTAGGTGAGGCATGGATAAAGAAAACATCTGACTATACTGCATCAGCAGGCGATAATATTTTTGTTGATACATCAGGAGGAGCAGTTGCTATTACTTTACCTAGCTCTGCCGCTATTGGTGATCAAGTAAAATTTATTGATGCAGAGGGAACTTTTGCAACTCACAATTTGACTGTAAATAGAAACAGTCATAAGATACAAGGAACTGAAGCTAATTTAACAGTATCAACTAGTGGTTCTGGCTTTGCGTTGGTGTACAATGACAGTGACAACGGTTGGAGATTAAAGTATAACGATTAATTATGGCTAATTTACAAGATATAACAAATAGAAGTGAAGTAGGAACAATTAAACCTTGGGGTAAAGCTACAGCTCCTTCAGGATACCTTTTATGTGATGGATCAGCTGTATCAAGATCTACGTACGCAGATTTATTTGCAGTTGTTGGAACTACTTATGGAGCAGGTGACAGCTCAACTACTTTTAACGTGCCAGATTTACAAGGTAAATTTCCACAAGGTAAGAGTGGTACAACTAACTTAGCAACGACTGGTGGTGCAAATACTGTAACAGTTGCAGTAACAAACAACCAAGCTGCAACAAACGCTACAAACCAAACAGTTACTATCACTGGTAGCATTGATAATACCTCATTGACTGAAGCTCAGTTAGGTTCACATGATCACATATATACTTTATTCAACGTAGCTGGTGACCCTGGTCAGGGTGCTCAAAGAGCAAGAGATCAAAACCCTGGTCAAAAAGGTAATACCGAAGATGCAGGTTCAGGAACTGGTCACAACCACTCACATACTTTAGCCGGTTCACTAACAGGTAATATAACAACAAGCTTAACTGGAGCGGTTACAGCGTCTGGTACAAATTCTTTTTCACCTTTTGTAATCGTTCAATATATTATAAAACATTAGGAGATATTTATGGCAACACAAATAGTAATTGCAAACGGTGAAAGCATCCTTGTAGATAATTCTTATCGTATACCTTGGGCTGATAAAGGTAAAAATTGGGTGGATGGATGGTGTCCGAGTAATTATCATTATGTTATTTGGAATAGCTTATTGGGACAAAACGAAATACAAACAAAAGACCCTGCAACAGGTAATATGACAGGTAATACAGATCTAAATGCTACAAGCGATGCAGTGGGATCCACCACTGTTGCTGATCTATTAACTTGGGCAGAAACTAGAAAAGGTCAGATAGAAGCTGCTAGAACTGCTTATTTGGATGCAGTTGCTGCTGATGAAACTAATGGCACTACAGATGCAGAGGGAAAGACTTGGATAGATTACGACTCTAACTATTCTTAATTTTACTTTCTCTTTTTAAATTTTGATTTAAATTTACAAAACTATCTTCTACTTCATAATCTTTGAAAGGACCATTTGTATCGACGTAGTGAACAAATAGTTGATGATGCCAACTTGTTTTTGGTTCATTAAACACTGGTCGCCAGTGATCTATCTCTGCTCCTTTGTAAATTACACCATCACCAGGTTTTATAACTAAAGGTGTATCACCCATACAAAGTGGCCACTTGTAATTAAGGTTTTCATAATTATAATTTAAAGCTATTGAAGCACTGATTTCACACGATGGTCTGTCTTTATGTTTTTTTAATTCTGATCCACCATAATAAACTCTATTGTAAGAATATATTGGTTTTAATTTTAATTTTGTTTGTAATTCCATCATGGGGTGAAGATGATAAATAATATGAGTGTATATTTCTGAATTTGCAGAATGCATCGCAGATGATGTTGGTGCCATCCTATCACCTGGCCTTATGTTTTTTAAACTAAAACTTGTTAGAAAATTTATAAGGTCCTGCGATAAAATGTTTTTGACATATTTATATTTCTCTTTCATAGGTATTAATGAATCCATGTTATAATAGCATGCCTATTTCCGTTTGTTACGGGTGTAACAGCATGAGGAAAACAAAAATTACTTGGAAATACGACTGCACTACCAGTTTTAGGTGGTATTTTATATTTTCCACCAAAAAAAACAAAATCACCGCCATCATAGTTTTCGTTTAAAATAAATGAACAAGTTAATACTCTTGGATTTAGATCGCCATGATCAGTATGTTCTTTATATTCACCTGCTTGTGATCCAACATAAATTAAATGCTGATAGCCAGTGTCTTCGGTTGTCAACCCAGTGTGAAAGTAAACATGTTCTTTTGCATACATTTGAAGGACTTTACCTACAGCGTTAAATAAATCTTTATCAAATTTGTAATCTAAAGGACTTAAATAACATCGTCTGTGATTGTTATTATCTTGACCTTCCATCTCTTGAACTGTTGCAGCTTTTTCAAAGTCTAAATTTTTTGAATTATCTATTATTTGTTTACACAAATCTTTTTGTAAAATATCTTCATAGCAATGAATGTAGTCTGTTATTTTTATCATTATTTAAAAAACTTTTTTTTCCAAAACATATTTTTATATCTGTCAACCCATTCACTGCTCAATAAGCGTAACACTTTACCGTGTGCTTTTTCTAAATAAAAACCGCTCCACATTTTCCAAGACTCACGTTTAAATGGTATAACTT